AAGAAACAACCCAAAAGCTCCTGTGAGTGCGCCGGTCATTACACTGACTAAGGCGGCCTGTTCCGGATTAGGGTCCGGTAAAGACATGAACCACTCGACGGTGCGGTAAGTCATACCTATCATGGCAAACATCAACAGCCTTGGAATAATTCGCCATGCGTTTAATTGCTCTGGTGTCATTTTTCTCTAGCAATCGACTTAGTTTTTTCAAACGTGCGTAGTCCACCCAACCCGAGCATCCCAAGAAGCACGGTCAAAAGGCTCTCCATCTCAAAGACAGGGAGGTCAGGGGTGTCAACACCAGCCACTGCAATCCCAAAAACAGCGAGAGGCTGGCCAACAAAGTGCCAAGCCAAAGCGACACCGCAAGTCCACCCAACAAATGGCCTCCAACCCGCGACAAATAACGATTTATGCGCTGCTTCAGCCTTATTAATTTCCAACTGGCCCTTGGCAAGCTCTTGCGCGTGTCGTTCAGACATGGTTGCAATTTCATGTGCGAGCCTCGCTTTTTCGTCAGCGTCCGGTATGAATTTGTCTAGTAGCCCTGTTACGGGGCCGATCAGAGCCTGTAGCATTAAAAAACGCCTCCGCCTCCACCCGTGGGCATAATCGGTTCTCCCGCGTCTGCTATGTAGGTTGCGGTTTGAGGCATAGTTCCTGCGCCAACACTAAGAGAGCCGTCTGGGTTGGTAGTGCCCATCATGCCACCGGCTGGAAGGCCCCCAGCCAATGTTTGCACTCCGGGGGGCAAACCAGTGGCGTCGGTCATGTAGTTACGGGGTCCACCGAAGCCACCACCGAAGCCACCACTAAATGGCATCATTTGAAACGGAGGCTGAAATCTTTGACCACCGAAACCGCCACCGAAGCCACCACCGAAGCCACCACCGAAGCCACCACCGAAGCCACCACCGAAGGGCCTAGAAAGATACTGAGGTGGCGGCATTACGCGGGGATCAAATGAAGGGCGCATGGGCATTTGGGGACGAGGCATGGGCCTTTGACCAAATTGTTGGTTAAATTGGTTAAAACGGTCCATCCCCATGTTGTACTGCTCTGGCGTCATTTGAGCTAATTGATTGAACGTGCCAAAACCGCCGCCCATCGAAGGACCAAATTGCTGACTAAATTGTCGGTAACGGTCCATCCCCATGTTGTACTGCTCGGGAGACATCATCGCCAACTGATTGAAAAAACCACCGATCCCACCACCAAATTGGTTACCACCAAACGATCTAGGGGGCGGCATTGGCGGAGGAGTCTGCGGGGGAAAAATATCGGGAGTGGGCGTAGGAATTGGTAGGTCATTTACAGGTCTAATTCCTGCTGTTCCTTCCAACGCCGTGCCTGCAAAAGGGTCAATATTTGGTTTCTGAAAAGGACGGCTTAGATTTCCAAACTCTCCCGGTATGTTTCTTGTAGGGCCCCCTGCCATAGTTCCGGGGGCGGCCATACGACCTCTCATCGGGTTAGCAAAGGGGGAGCTATATGCGATTTGCATAATTTATTACCTACGCGCTAGTAAAACGCGAACCTCGTAACGCGGCACCCATGCCTCGCTTCGTGCCCGTGGTTACTTTGGCAAACATGGTGTCCGGGGTTTTCTCTTCCTTGGCCGAAGCATAAGGAATAGAACCTTGACCCTGAATAACCGCCTTATTCACAGGGGCCGGTGGGTTTTTTGGTGGAGCGCCATTTACTTTGACTGTCATCTCACTGTCCTCTTTTTAACATTTCACGTTGCAGAGCGGCATCAATACGTGCCTGCGTCTGACGCTCTTGACTAGCAAGCCTCTGCTGGAACTCAGTAGCCTTATTTTGCATACGTTGCTGGTCGAGTTGCAACTCCGCTTGATCCATCTGAGCGTCTTGCTGCATCTTCTGCTGATCCATCTGAAGCTCTTGTTGCTTCAATTGTATCAAAGGATCGGGACCTTGGTTTTGACCACTAACCTGTGCAGAAAGTTGCTTGAGCTTCTGGAACTCCTGTGCGTTGATCTGAGCGGTCATGGACTCCAACTGAAGCTCTTGCTCAGGATTAAGGGGTTGACCCCCTGTTTGCTGAAGCATCTGCGCCGTAGCCATTTCCTGGGACTTTAGCTTCACATGCTCAATCACATGCTTCTGTAACAAGATGGGCACTTGCGGGATGGTTTGAAGTGTAGGCGCTGTAGCAAAAACCAAGTGCGCCATGATATGAGCATCGTGATCTTGGCCCTCAAACGCTTTCAACTGAACCATATCTAGTACATCGATATTTTCTTGCGCTGGATCTTTTGGTATCGGATCTTCCGAAGATGGGGCAATCAATATCTTGTCAATATCATTGACCCCCAACGCCTCGTACATACGGCGATACGCCTCGTGCATATCATGCATTTGCGGAGCTTGCATGGCCATCTCAAGCTGAGACTGCGCCATCGCTATACGTTGTGCCTGTGAAAAAGTATTCGGGTTGGAGACAGGTATAACATCTACCCGATCATCGAAGTCTTCTCGCATGATCGTGCGGTCACCACCAGATACAGCATACGGGTACTCTTGCGGCAGATACTCCGACATCACCCGAGCCAACAGCCTGAACTCTTGCTTCATGCTGTAGTGCAAACGTTTGTGAACTGCACTCATGACCCGTGAGCCCTGTTCCAACAACGCCACTGTAGTGCCCACAGCAGCCTGTTGATTGCCGTCCCCTACCTTCATGTCGGTTATGGTGGCAAAACGCCGTCCTGCGTCCACCACGAAGCCCAGAAGCTGCATCAGGGTGCCGTCCGGCCCCTTGAAGGGCAAAGGCATCAAAGAATCACGGATCGCGCCACCCGGTGCGTCTACGTCCCTAAACTCACCCGGTTGCAAAGGCTCTTCATCGTCACGTACCCGCAGACCCCTAGCCTTGAAACCCGCAGGTAGATTGGACAAAGTGCCCGCATCAATAAGTTGACGCAACGCCGCGGTGGCCGTTCTGGACAAACCGCCAATCGTGTGGATCAAACCAAGGCCATAAAACCCAAAACCCGGTAAAAACTTGTAGTGAACAAAATATTGTATCTTTTTCTTACGGTCATCATCTTCCCTGAAGTTGCGTCTAATTGACAGTATCTGACCATTATCTTCGCTTATCGTGACGATGTACGGGACTTTGATGCCCGTTGGCTCGCCATCTTCCCCCATGTCTTCAAAACCAGACAAGTCCAAATTGACGTGGCACTCCAAAAGAGTGCAGTCATAATCTAGATTACTGGGCTCCATGCCCTCTAACTTGTCCAACTCACCTGAAATCTGACCATCGTCAGACTGAGATGGAATAACAGAGATGTCTCTATAGAACCCCATGACCTGTCTAATACGCAGATCATTCAAAGACATCTTCACAACCTGCGTGATGTTTTCACACGAATCAAGATCCGTGGCCCCATAGGGCACCACAATGTCCTCTGCCGGGACAAACTTGCTTACCGCCCGGTCAATCGCCTCGTCAAAGTACACTTTTTTGAAAGTAGACCCTGCCAAAGGCAAGTAAAACAACATCTGATCAAACTCAGGCGTGTACTCGTCCATCACATTCGTGATGTAGTAATTCATAAATTCTTTGACACGAAACGCCTGCGCTTCATTGCTCTTGGTTTTCTCACCCACAACAGCGGTGCGAACAGGACCAGAAGGCGGCAAAAGCTCGTTAAACGCCTGCGCCTGAAACTGCGTGGCAGCTTCTGCAAGTAAGGGGTGCGTTACACCCGTAGCGCCACGAAAAGGCATCGTGCGCTCTTCATAGTTGTAGCCCAGAAGCTCCAACCCCTTGGAATAAGCGTCTTCCCACTCAGAACGAGAGGATTTGTTGGACTCAAAGTCCTCCAGTAGCCTAGAAGAAAGGGCTCCAAGCTCCCGGTCATCTAGCTCTTCCGCTAGGTTTCCATAAAAATCGCCGCTGCTCAGTCCCATCATCGCCATGGGATCAAGGTCAACGATGACACCCCCATCATCCTGGGGCTCAATCTCTATGCCTTCCGGCAAAATATCGTTAACAGAACCCACAAAAGTGCCGGGAGCCGCGATCTCTATATCAAGCTCCATCTCGGCTTCTTCTACTTCAGGCGCTGTTGTGCTGTCCATCAAGGACGAAAGAAGTGCTTTATCGTCACCGTTTGCCATAAGTAACCCTTATGTTTGCGGCACTATAGTATCACGGCTATTAGGACCCGTCCCACGGCTGGCCGTCGTTACACTTATCCTGCCATTCGATTTCTTCAAACGTGGATATACCTGTAGGCTCGTAATAATCGCACATGTCGTAAACGCCATCGTCGTTTACATCACAAACTTTCTGCCACGCAGTCATGTTGAAGTTCAAGCCCTCAGACCACGGTACATATGTCTCACACCATTGGGGACTTCCAAGATCGCCCTCGCCACTCGGCTCTTGGTACACATGATCACGCTTGAGGCTAGGAAGCACCTTTCTCAACTCCATGTCGCCGCTGCCCCATTGCTTGAAGTGGTATAGCTGAGAGTAATCGCTGACGTACACCTTCTCGTTTTGTTCGACGGTGTACTGTGTTCCATCGTCATAAAGAATGACCGTTTTTGCTGAAAGAACCATTGTAAACAAAGCCGCCATAGCCGCCACTATAGTTCTCATGATTATCTCCTCATGTGTGAAATATACGAGCCAACCCCGCGTTTTACAGAGGGTATCTTATACATGTTTCTCGCTATTGGAGCAAGGCTGCCTACGCCGCCGCCTGCAGCTTTTTGCTCGGGAAGGCGCACGTTGCCAAAATCATCAAAAATCTCTGAGGTGGGCGGAAATCTTTCGGCAAAACGGATGTTTTCTGGTCGCGTCGTAGTGGTGTAGGGGTTTTCTTCATTCTTTATGGCTCGCTGTTCTGCTCGTACAAGCATCCTATCTCGCTCTTCTTCCAGCCGTTGAGCAGGCGTTGGCGGAATCCTTCCCGCCTCTTTAGAGCTTTCTTCGACTATTCGCGCCTCATATTCTCCTGCGGTAGAGCTATAATCTTCAAAAGCTTTTTCTTGTTGTAACCTAGTTTGATAAGAAAGTTCAAAACTTTCTTCTCCTAGTTTATCTAGCCGTCTAAAAATAGGTGTTAACTGCGGTAGAATAGCCTCAACACCCCCCGGTCCAACGCCTCCTTCAACTTCTTCAAAGATGCCGAAATCGCCAGCTTGTGCGTTTTCTTTCACAAAATCAGAAAAAGTTCCTGCCTTACGGCCCTCTTCCAAAGCTTTTGAATACTCTGTATGCAAACGCGCTAAATTACTGGAGACTTTTTTTGTTTCTAGATCAACGTTTTCTGGAGAAACTTTAACAGACCTTAGTCCTTTTCTCTGACCAACGGAGTCAAACGCAGACTTAACAAGAGGGTTTAAAAATTGGGCTGTTTGGTCTGACAAAGTTTTGTATTGACTGCGAAGTCCGCTAATCCGCTCTTGTAAATCTTCGGAGATAGCTCTAGGAGAATCTCCCGCAGGGAAACCCTCTTGTGTTTGTACCCAATGTTGAAGCTCGTGGAACAGTTTAGGGAGAATTAGTTCTGGCTTACCGCCAAGGTTCTTTGAGTTTATGTAAATAGTTTCTGTTACAGGATCAAATAAACCGTTTACTTGAGATCGATCTCTAAAATTTAAAGGAACTTCTTCTACCTTAATTCTTTTGGCAGTAGGATATTCTCTATACAGTTCAGGATGATCCAATATTTCTTCTAAATACTGCATCCCCTTAGACTCAAAGCTTGCTCTTTCCCGCGACACGTGTCCGGCAATATATGGGCTATACCTCTGAGAACTTCGCTCCGTAGCGTTATAAGTTTCTCCGGGTTCAATGACCCTTCCGGGACCACTTTCAACGTCAACCCGACCCACAATGCTATCTTCTGAAAATCGATAGCCCTCTCTTGTTTGCATAACAGGACGGTTGGCGTTAAAAATATCGCTGTCTTCGCGTAATTTAGCGCCGGTATTATCTATCTCAAATTGCGGGCGACCATGTATGGGAGAACGAAAAGTGTTTGTTTCTGCAAATATCTGATCTGGTGTCTGGCCCGCTTGCTCTCGCTCTATCAATTCACGGATTTTTTTCATACCGCTGGTTGAAGCCGCTCCAGCAAAGATGGCCATTTTGCCAAGTCCCGGAACAAAATCCGCGGTGTCTAAAGCAGCCATGCCATACTCAAAAAGAGAAGGATCTTCACCGTAAGCCTTACGCTCCAAAACGGTAGCAATGCCGCCGCCGGGCAACAAAAACTCTGCGGGGCTACCTTCGACACGGCGTTCTATATCCCGGAACATCATTGCCGCTTTGGCCATCAAAGGCGAATCAGGGGCTTTAATAACGCCGTACTGTTCTTCTGGCGTCATAGTTTGCTCAACCGGGCGCTCTTTTTCCGCAAATGTAAGCGTAGGAGCGGCCATTAGCTAGCCATGGGCATGATGCCTTGTTGCATCGTGGGCGGTGGTCCGGGAGGCATGGGCGGTGGTCCGGGAGGCATCATCCCTTGAGGAGGCATACCGGGCGGCATACCCTGGGGCGGCATACCGGGTGGACCCTGCTGGGCCATCATCTGTTGTTGCTGCTGCTGTTGCGCCAGCATTTGCAAATTACGTTGCAAGGCCGCCTTGCTGCGGTCCCTGTTCAAAAATGTCTCAATGCCTTGGCCCGTGGGCATATCCATGCCGTTCATGGCTAAAGACACAATGCCACCGCTAGCCATTTTTGTCGTATCATCATCCGGCGGTAACATTCCCGCGTCATCACCCTCGGCAGGCGGCGGCGGGGGCGGCGTGGTTGACCTATACAAGTCCGGCATTTCATCTGTCCGGAGTAATACATCTTCTTTGGTATAAAAAACACCTTCGCCGCCGGTCCTGCCAGATGGGGCTTGACCTATGAAAACAGGGCGGCCTGAGTAAGTTATGCCCGGTGGGGGCGGATTGTCTGGGCTGTACGGGTCGCCAGTAGCGCCTCCCCCAGTGCCTTCAAAGCTAGTGCCTAAAAATACCCCACTTGCCGGTAAAGATGCCGCGTCTACAAAAGGGTTTAAAGTGTTTTGTAGCCGCATCATGATGGCAAAATTTTCGTCGTTTAACCCAGAAAAATTTTCTCTACTAAAATCATACCCTTGCGTGGCGTCGTTAAACCGTCTTACCAGCCAGTTATCCGTGCTGTCTTTAAAAAATTCTTTTAAGAAATATCGATCTCCAGAAGGAATCAAACCCGCTGCGTCTAAAGCATTTATAAACTGAATGTTGGACGTGTTTGGGTTAAAGAAAACTTGACCGTCCCGAACGGTCAAATAGTTATACTGAGCCGCTAGGTTTTGATTGGGTTGGTTTGCCCCAGTTATGCCAGACAAATCTATGCCGGGGCCTCCCGGACCCGAAGGTATTGTCACGCCCATCGTCGTACCAAGGGCCGGATTAGAACCTGCCGCACCAATTATTGGTAAACTCATATCAAAAATACCCGTTGAATAAAGTGCCGACGCCTGTTGAGGCTACTTTGGATACCGCTCCACCCGTAGCAAAACTAGGTGTTGAGCCGTATTGTTTGTCTCTAACATCATAAGAATAAATTTTGCCACCATCTACAAAATACATCTTGTCGCCAATCCTTTGGCTGGTGTAAATAGGATCTCTTGACCTCTTGCTGCGACCCCTTTCATCAACCTGATCTCCAAGGCCCATCATGGCAGCTTGTGTTTTTTGCTGCTCTTGATATTTAGTGGGATCAATGCCAACAGGGATATAAGAAGAGTTTTCTATGGCTACCTTATCATCGTCAATGTTTTGATAGATAGAGCCCCGCTCAGGGTCGTAAAACGCACCCTTACCATACTTGCCTTCTATCGTCCCCAAAAGACGGTTGAAATCTTCTGCGCTGACCTCTTGCCTAGATCCAACAAGAACGTCCATGCCGGAAAGTTTGTTCCGTCTACTATGAGCAAGGGGGTCAATGCCTTTTAAACGGGCCGCTCCAACATACCCGCTGGGCGGGCCCGTAGGAGTTGGATCGGGGACGCCGGGGCCTCCACCGCCGGGGGCGGGGTCAGATGGTCCTGTGGGGTCCGGGGGCGGGGTCGGGTCCGGAATGGGGTCTAATGGATCAACCGGATCGGGTGGAACATACACCCCAGGAGGGCCAGCCGGTCCCGGAGTAGGGCTCGGATCAACATAAGTGCCGGGGTTCGTAATTGACGGTGTGCCTACTGGCTGACCCGTAACCGGGTCCGTAGGCGGTTGATATCCGTATTGCAACATTAGTTCAGAGGCGTAAGGGTTAAACAACCCAAATATCATGTCCTGCACACCTGCAGGCACGTACTGATACTCAGGGTTGTAGTAAGGGTCGCTGCCCTCTGCCTCACCACCCTGTGAAAAAAGTTCCGCATTCATGTCCGGGTTCCGATTTGGTTGACGGATAAAAACCCCTTCTGGGGAAGACGTTGCTGGAGCAGAGGCGGCTGAAGCGCCGGGCCGTGCCGCTGTGTCAGACCCTCCTGATGCATTTTTAGGGGGTTGGCCAATGCTCACGGGAACATCAAAATAGTCATCGGCCCAGCCTTTACGGCCTTTCATACCATAGACTTTTTGTCCAGCCTTGGCTTTTTGGTAATCCTTGTAATCCGGACCTTCTTCCAATACGTTCCGTTGCCCTGATGTGTGAGCAAGAATTTGGTCTGCACTAAACCCTTTACGAAACATATCCTCAATAGCATTGTTCCGGCGATACATCTGCCGCTGAAGGCCCCTGTCCATTGTTTCTGTAGAACCTTCATAGCGGCCACTAGAGCCATAAACATTTTCTTTTTGGCCCATTCTCTCTCTGAGCCGGTCGCTGAGAGCGCCCTGCCATCTCGGGCTAGGTCCCGAGTAATAAAGTTCTGAAGCTCTATTCACGTCAGAACCAAACAGCTTGCCAAAGTCGCTGCTATAATCCTTGTTAGGATCATACATGTTCTGTTCTAGAAACCTGTTTTTATCTTCTAGATACTGCCTTTTGCTCTCTTTTGTTTCCGCACTATCTAAAGCAAGGCCCGTATTAGTGTCATACCAACCTTTGTTGGGGTCCCACTTAATCATTGGACTGCCTCATAACTCACCCGTAGTATTGCTGGATTTGCGTGGAACCACTGTCATCGTCCCAATAATCTGAAGGCAACTGAATAAAGTTACCCTGCCGGTATCGCATCAATGCCTGCGTCGTACTATCTACCAAGTCATCATGCTCCCCATTAGGAAACGCGGCACACTCTTCTATCACCTCGTGCGCCCATGATTCGTCCGGTGCCCAGATCATACCACTCTCAAACAGAGTAGAAACACTATGCACCCTTGACACCTTATCGTTTCCTCGGCTAGGGGTAAAGTTTACCACAGGGATTCCCATGTTCCGCAACTCGTGCGTCAAAGGCATCCCGCTTGCTTTCGCCTCAATAATGACCGTTTCGGGCTCCCAAAACTTGTATGCCTCCATGGCCATATGCTTCAACTCAGGAAAGTCCCACCGACCCTTCTGAGCATCCAGCAAAATCAAAGCCGCTACCGTCCCCTCCTCCGGATAAAACACACCCCACGTTGTAATCGCACTGTAGTCAGCACGGGTGCTTTTTGAAAAAGCCGTGTCATAACTCTGAATGACATACTGCAACTGCGGAATACTCTCCTTATCCCATACGTTCCACCACTCCCGCTTGATAATCGCGTTCTCATCACCCGTAGGGTTCTGCTGGTACTGCGCGTTCCATTTCGGCAGCGGAATCGACGCCTTGACCGCCTGCATCTCCTCAAATGACCAGAACTCCGGCCACAAAGGCTTGCCGGAAGGCATCTCCATAGGAAACTCAATGATCTCCCAGTTGTCCGCCAAACTGTCCCGCGCCTGCGCCCGGATCAACTGACCTGTCAAATCCTTCTCAGACCAGCGCGTCATCACCACAATAATTGCCCCACCGGGCTGCAAACGCTGTCGGGGACCCCCCGTGTACCACTCCCAGGCATCATCAAAGCCATTCAACGACATCGCCGTCTGCTCAGAGTGAGGATCGTCAATAATGATCAAATCACCACCCCGTCCCGCCAAGTTGGAACCCACACCAACCCCGTAATACATACCCCCACGGGCCGTGTCCCAACGCCCAGATGCCTTGGAATCCGCCGACAAAGCAGCCTCTGGGAAAATTTCTAGATAATCCTCCCGCTCCAGCAGGTTCTTCACCTTCCTACCAAAGTTGACCGCAAGCTCCGTGGTGTGCGTAGCCTGAATAATCTTCATCGACGGGTTCTTCCCGATCATCCAAGCAGGAAACAAGAAACTGGCAAACTCAGACTTGGTGTGCCGCGGCGGCATATTGATGATCAAACGCTTCAATTCACCACTGGCTACCCTCTCAAGCTTCTCCGCCATGATCTTATGGTGCCTGCCCGCAATAAAATCCGGCCACATCTTGCGGACAAAGCTTAAATACTCCTGTTGACAAGACTCCACCTGCTGAATCTGGGCCAAACGGTACTCCAGCTTCAGTATCTTCTCTTCAGCTTCGTCTTCCGAAATGCGTTCTACCTGCATAAAAATATCCTACCCATATACCTAAAAATTATAAAACGATATGCGACACCGTAGGTTTTGAAATTTTTTACAAATTTTTAGGGGTCAGGGACTCCTAGACGCTATTTTTGGCAAACCCTACCACAAAAACGGACCACGGCTCAGGGCTTACGGGTTTTTTCAACAAAAATGTTCCACGTGGAA